GGAGGATTAGGGCTCTATGGTAAATCAACCTGTTTCGGTCGACGGAGATACACCTGTTTCGGGTGATGATGCTCTGCCGCCTTTAGTCATTGAGGACACAACCCCCGAGAACCAGCTCGCTAGAGAGAGTGCCGTTCTTGAAGGTCGTGACCCCGATGCACCAGAGGTAGTAGAGGACATTGCAGGAGCAGAAGATGTCCCCGTCGAGGGAGTTGGCGAAGATGCACCGCAACCTCAAACCGCGGAACAAACCCCGCCACCGCCTGAATCTGATGATGATCGAGTTAATCGGCTCATCGACTCTAGAACTCAGGCGTTACAGTCTAACTACGACAAGCAGATAGCCGCCGCCCAGAAGACAGCACGCCTTGCAGAAGAGAAGAATCAGGAAGCTGATCTCGCTGCAAGGGTTGAAGTGCATCTACGCAAGCAGCAGGCTGATCTTGCCGACAGTATGGGCGATGCCGCTGCGCGTGAATACGTTCGCTCTGAGGGTAACGAGAAGCTGGTAACAGATTCTTATACTCAGGCAGCTAGGAACGAGCAGCTCGAACGACAGAATCATCAGCAGGGTCTGGAATCCAAGGCATCGCTAATGGTGCAGTGGGTTGGCAAGCTCAAAGAACAGTATTCACTTGCAGATGAAGACGTTATAGCAATCGCCGAGACAGTGTCGTTGGACTCCTTGAACACCCAAAAGGGGTTCGAGCAGGCAGGGATGACTATGCACCAGCTAGCTTCTCGGATGGGGACATCCAAGAGGTCTCAGCCGCAACAGCAAGTACCGCGGGAAACCCCCGGGAGCTCTCCCGGGACTGGTAGATCAACATCAAATCCCCCCTCATCCGATGTCGCGCTTACTGCATCCGCTCAGAATAAACCGGCTTATAGCTGGACTTCAGAAGAGGACGCAGCTATGAAGCGGGCATTGCACGGGGGCTAACGAGGTATTCCCGTGGCATCACAAAATGCAACAACTGGGAATCTTGCTAACGTACAGAACACCATTATCAATGCAGCTCGCACGGTGCAGGAGTACAACACTCCCTCATGGCAGCTCGTTGATAAGGTAACTCTGCCGAAAGGTACTTCGACGGTTCGTGTCCCTAAAGTCGGGCAGTTCACTATTAGTGAGCTGGTTGACGGTCAGGACATGGTCGACGAACAGGCTATCGGTCTTACGTCCATTGACCTGACCACCTCTGAAAAGGGTGCGAAGATCATTATCACTGACAAGCTCGTTCGACAGAACGGCACTACCGACATCTTTGCGATTGTCGGTCGACAGTTCGGTGAGGCAGGAGCCCGCAAACAAGATCGTGACGTTCAGGCCCTATACAGTGGGCTGAACTCTGGTACGGCTTACGGTGCTTCCGCAGCTACTCTGAAACTTGCCAACTATGCTGGTGCTATTGCACGAGCCCGTGGTGGTGGACGAACTAGCTCCGGCGAGCTTCAAGGCGAACCATTCAATCCCGACTATGCAGTGGTTCACCCCCACTCCGCTTACGAAGTAGTCAAATCGGCAACCGCTATCGGTTCCGGTACGAGTATGAATGTAAACGACCGTCGGGAAGAGAAGCTCTTGAAGAACTTTTTCAAGATCAGCTTCAACGGTGTAGACCTCTTCGAGTCCGGCAACATCGACATCGACTCCTCTGGAGATATGACCGGTGTTATCGCTCAGCGAGACGCAATCATCGGTATTACCAGCGTAGGCTGGACCACTGAGCGAGAGCGTGACGCTTCGGCCCGAGGTACGGAAATCAACTTCACGTCGGACTACGGCGTGTTTGAACAGGATGACAAGCACGGCGCGCCACTGCTCTTCGATGCAGGGGTTCCGTCTACGTCAGCCTAGTAAGGGCTCAGCATGGTCAATCTCGACGTTCAAAACCAGCAGGCTATACGTGGCGCAGGCTACGGTATTACGTTTGTGGGACTCAGTTCCCACCAGATGCCGTTGTATCTGCACAAGGACAAGCTTTCAGACAAAGTTCTGGGAGATTTGTTCATGAAGTACACGATTCAGAACCCGAAGCTTGGCCCCAACAACGCAGAGTTTCAGTACCTTGCCCGCAAGGGCGAGGCTGGACTCTTTGCTTGGGAGCCGGGTGAGGCGTGCTTGGGAAAGAAGTTCGAGAGAGTCGAGTACGTTTCCGATCTAATCGGTGGCGGAACTCGTGTTCTGCGCCACGAGCCCGATATGGGTTGTCGTTGGTGCAGAACCCGTGCTGAAGTCGCTTCAACAAGGCATGAGGCGGGTGCAGTTGATTCCTCTGGGACAGAGCCCGTCATGGAAGATGTCTCTGCCCCGCCGATTGCACTACAATGTGAGCAGTGCAGGTACGACCCAAAGCTCAAGAATAAGAGGGGGAAACTCTTCTCACCTAAGCAGAGGGCGGCTCAGCTCAGAGCTCACATTCGTAGCGCACACTAGCCGTTACCTTCAGACCGAGGCTAGCTAAATTATCGGTCGAAGACGGGACATAAGAGCCCGAGAAAGTAGGAATAGATAAGTTGGCACATCCAACAAGAGTTTACGCAGACTACGGAATGGAAAAGAAGACTGGCACTGACAAGTACCACTCACTAGGAACCATTCTGGAACTGCCAGACGGACGAGAGTTTAAGTACGCCAAAGCTGGAGGAGTTGCTCTAGGTCTTGGGCTTACCGTTGCTACTCCGGCTCCTGTAGCCCATCACGACATGGACTTAGCAACTGCTGCTACTGCGGTAGGTGCATCGTCAATTACGGTGACGCTTGAAGGTACCCTAGCTACTGAAGATCAGTATGCAGATGGATACCTCTACACCAATGATGGGCACGGTGACGTCGCTGCTGGTCAAGGTCAGGTCTACCGAATTGCAGGGCACGATGCTATCGACTCTGCTGGTTCAGGTGCTATCGACCTTGCCGAGAACGATAAGGTTGTTGTAGCCCTAACCACAGCTACCCTGTCAGGACTCATTGCGAATCCTTACAGCGCAGTTGTTGTTACTCCTACTACGGTTCTAAACCGTACGTGTGGAGTTCCTGCTACTGAAATTGCCGCTTCTGCATATGGATGGATAC